TGCTAATACTTGGTATGTCGTGGGTGCGATCGCATAATGATCGCTAACCAAATTGCTGGACTTATGGGGGTTAGCGCGCCTGTCTCGCTTGCCAGTTATGAGTCTATTGCTACGACAACGCTTACAAGCGGTCAGGCTACAATTACATTTACCCTTATTCCTAGCGGCTATAAACATTTACAGATACGTTCTATCGCAAAGACAGATAGAGCAGAAACAGATGACGTTATCTTAATGCAATTTAATGGTGATACTGCCGCTAATTATTCTTCGCACATTCTCAGAGGAAATGGTTCGGTTGCTATTGCTGGAGGGTCTGCTAATACGTCAAACATCGGACTGCAATACGCTGCGACTGGTAATTCAGGCGCTACTAATATGTTTGCCGCCTCTGTAGTAGATATTTTAGATTACGGTGATACAAATAAATATAAAACAACTAGAACACTCAATGGTATGGATTTAAACGGTTCAGGTTGGATTTATCTACAGTCTGGAAATTGGCGTTCAACTGCCGCTATAACTTCAATTACCTTAAATCGCCAGTATGGTTCTAATTTTCTTACTAACTCATCCTTCGCTCTGTATGGGATTAAATAATGCCAGCAACTTATGAACCAATAGCGACTCATACATTATCTAGCGCACAGGCTAGTTATACTTTTACCAGCATCACTTCCGCTTATACCGATCTAGTCGTAGTAATGAATGGATCTGTAACATCTGGCGCGGTTAGCGTTGGATTAACTTTCAATGGCGATAACGGTACAAATTATTCTATGACTTATCTTTACGGTTCTGGCACAAGCGCTACTTCTGGCAGAAGTTCGACTAGCGCTAATATCTATTGTATGGATATTTCCACTTCAAACTCAACTTTGATTTGCCAAGTGCAAAACTACTCAAATACCACGACTTTCAAAACAAGCCTTCAAAGAGGAAACGCTGCTTCAAACGCAGTAACTTCAACAGTCGGACTATGGCGCAATACTGCGGCAATTACGAGCCTGACATTATCTAATGCCAATACTTTTATTATTGGCTCAACCTTTACCCTATACGGAATTAAGGCGGCATAAATGGCTAACACTTATGTAAAGATAGGCAGCACCGTTGAGGTTGGCGTATTGGGTGCAGCCGACATAACCTTTAGCAGTATCCCTGCTACTTATACCGATCTAGTGGTTAAAATATCTGGCAGAACTAACAAGGCTTCTGTCTTTGACGATATCGCTATTTCCTTCAATGGCAGCACAACTTCTTTTACTGGGCGCGAACTATACGGAGACGGTGCAGCCGCCGCTTCGATTACAACTTCTAGAGCCGCAAGCATTGCAACTGGCTCTACAGCAACAGCCAGCACCTTCGGTAACTCCGAAATCTATATCCCAAATTATGCAGGCTCAGCCAATAAATCTTTTAGCGTTGACGGCGTTCAGGAAACTAACGCCACTACTGCTTATGCAATTATGATCGCTGGTCTATGGTCTAACACCGCAGCAATTACTAGCGTGGCTTTAACGCCTTTGGTCGGAACTTTATTTTCTCAATACTCAACCGCTTCACTCTACGGCATACTCAAATCATAGGAGACAAAATGGCAGACACAAAGATCATCGTTAACTGCGAGACAGGCGAAGTCTCTGAGGTTGAACTAACAGCCGAGGAGATTAAGCAGCGCGAAGCAGATGCGATCGCTTACGCAAAGGCTAAGGCAGATGAGGAGCAAGCGGCAGCCGAGAAGGCTGAGGCTAAGGTTGCTATCGCAGAGCGCTTAGGTTTAACTAAAGATGAATTGGCTATCTTGCTGGGATGAAACCCAAGTTATGCAAGGCAGGCGAAACGCTAAGAGCAGCAATAAATGCACGCTACCCTGATCGCGACAAACGTAGCGACGGTTGGATTGCCGATCAACGTCACCAAGCGGCTGGCGTTTCAGATCATATTGCTGACAATGGCATCGTCAGAGCGATTGATATTGACAGGGATCTCCATGGAATATCAAAACCAGACGAAATGCCTTACCTTGCAGATCAACTACGACTTCTTGCCAAGACGGATAAACGGATCAAGTATCTTATATTCGACGGCAAGATTGCCAGCGCCAAAAGTTTCTGGCGTTGGAGAAAATATAAGGGCATTAATCAGCACCGCCACCATCTTCACTGTTCTTTCTCTAGCAAGGGCGATCAAGATGGTTCAGCGTTTAATATCCCGTTATTAGGAGCGAACTAATGAATATGAAGAATCCTTATTTTCTAACCGCTGGCGCATTCCTATCAGCGTGGGCCGCATCTAACTTCGCGGCAGATTACCGTTCTATCCTATGGGCAGTCTTGGCAGGCGTTTTCGGATATGCCACGCCCAAGCGATGAACGCTACCGATTACGCTGCTATTGCAGTAGCGATCGTGACGGTGCTGGGTGGCATCACTGCGATGCTCCAATTCCTAGTGAAGCATTATTTGAATGAACTCAAGCCGAATAGCGGTTCATCCATAAAGGATCAAGTTAATCGTCTTGAAGCGCGTGTCGATACCATACTCGAACTATTAGGTAAGCCACAATAACATCATGGCACGTAAGAAGGCTATCGACTTAGAGGCATACTCCATGCTGGATCAATACTGTATCGGCCTCAATGAATTTTACAAATCGCTCAGAAGAAGCGGATTCTCAGTTGAGTTATCCCTAGCAATCCTTTTGGAGCCTGCTACATATCCTGCCACAATCTTACCTACACCAAATTGGTTGCCACTACTTCCCGATCAGATACCTTACGATGACGATGAGGATTAAAATTGAAACGATATGTGGTTGTCAGCGATCTTCAGGTGCCCTACCACTCGCCAAAAGCGGTCGCTAATGTTGCTACCTTCATCCGTAAATGGAAACCCGATGAAGTTCTATGTGTGGGCGATGAGTTGGATATGCCTATGCTTGGCAAGTTTAACATCGGAAAGCCTCAGGAATTCCTAGATGATCTCGGAGCAGATCGAGATTTATGCGTTGAAATACTCCACGACCTTCAGGTTACTCAGTTGGTTAGGTCTAATCACCAACAGCGTTTATACGCCTCAATCGCAGGCAGACTGCCAGCCCTGCTCAAACTGCCAGAATTAGAGTATAAGAATTTCCTAAGATTGCCTGAACTAGGGATTACTTTCCACCAATCTGTTTACAACATAACAAAGAATTGGGTAATGATCCATGGTGACGAAGGAGCCTTGAAACCTCAAGGGGGTCTGACAGGCCTTAGCAGCGCCATACGCAGGGGTAAGTCCGTAGTCCAAGGTCACACCCACAGACAGGGTATATCGACCGTTACAACGGCCTCTGAAGGCTTAATAACGTCACAATTAACAGGCGTTGAGGTTGGACACCTGACAGATATTAGATCCAAGGGCATGGCATACGCTAAAGGCACACAAAACTGGCAAATGGGCTTCGCTATTCTATACGTGGACAAGGAGAAGGTAACTCCAGTATTAGTGCCTATGGAGAAAGACCTTTCTTTTGTCGTAGAGGGCAAGCGTTATGGATGATCTCAATCTAGACATCCGCCGCACGATAGATGATGCTATGGATGAGGGCGAACTGCTCCCAAATGTGACCAACGTCACACGCTAAACCCTTGACTACGCTCAAATTGAGCGTATTGTTATCTATGTGGAAGTCAGAAGGGCTGACGGAAGCGTAGGAGTTAAGATGAACGCAGTAAAAGAGTTTCACAGAGTAATCCTAACCAACACTAGGATGGTCAGACTAGAGCGCCGATATTTAGAAAAGACTCACGAAGAGATCGGTCAACTCATACTTGACCTGCGCGCCCAAGATAACGGAGTTCGAGTTATATCCGTATATCACCGCGACGGCTCACTTTGCCGTCCGCTTGCCAAGGTAGGTGCATAATGAGCAAAATGGGAGAAATTTACCTAGACAAGTCAGTTGATTTTGAACGCCTGCATGAGACTTCAATGAAGTGGGACATGGATACATGGTCAAGCCATGTAGAAGACGGCCGCTTTATGGGCAAGATCAGTTGGAGCCATGACTATATTTATTGGTATGAAAACTACGTAAGCCTTATGGCTGCTCGCAATATCCTTGACCAATTTGGTGAGTCATACGAGATCCTTACAGATGAGGCTACTGGCCAATACTGCATGACTTCAACCTTTCAAAGTCTGGAGTGGTTATGAGCATCTACGAAATTGCTTTAATCATGGTTGGATGGGTTATGACGGCAGTGATCTTTTATTCACTTGGCGTTGATAGCGGCTACAAAGAAGGCCGCCGAGCCGTCCGCAAGTTTTACGAACAGCGCGATAAGGTAAGAGTATGAAAGCAAATGATTACCTCAACGAAGCAAAAGCAATCATTCAAGATCGTGGGCTCGAATACGGTCATCCTAGTGACAATATGGCACGAACGGCAGCCCTGTGGAGCAGTTACCTTGAAACTGCGATCACTGACTATCAAGTCGCAATCTGTATGGCGCTCGTCAAAATAGCGCGGAGTATGGAAACGGCTAAGACTGATACTTATATTGACATGGCCGCATACGTCTCAATCGGAGCGATGCTTCACACAGAGGAGAATGAAGAATATGTCTAACAAAACTGAAATGAAGCAGATTAATATGCGAAACTTGATTGCAATTAAAGCGTGTCTGATGAAGGCCAGAAAGCCTTATGACGTGGCATACTATTCAGGAAAGATGGATGCACTAGAGCATATTCAAATGCTATTAGAGGAGAAACCGTCAAATGTTTAATCTTGAAGATTATGAGACAGTAGAAGAACGCCTAGTTAAGTTCTGGAAGGAACATCCCGATGGTCGAATTGACACTACTCTGGTTGAGTCAACGCTTCAGCGATTTATTGTTAAGGCTGCTGTTTATAGAACTGAAGTTGATGCACAGCCTTGG